AAATTCGTCTTTCCAGTCCGATTGTCTAGCTTCCAATAATTTGCCCTGGTATTCAGCATGTCCGTCGGCCATACGTTTTGCATGCATGTGCTGTGCATCAGCCATTGCCATTTTAGTCTCTTGACGCTTCTTAAAAATGTGCGTCCCAGCTTGTAAAGCAACTTTTGCTAAACCAAACCAAGCCATTTTAGTACCAAGTAGCTTCTTTTTTCTTTTCAGCTAACATTCTTTTAGTTCCTCTAACCTTTTCCTTGTCTCCAGTAGGAATATAGTTAAAAGCACCGTCAGCAGTAGTTTTAGATCTTGGATCTACCTCTACATTTTGCTCTGGAATCTTAACTTCTTTAGATTTTTTATAGTTCATCATAGTTTTTACCTTTTTTTATTAATTATCGTCTATCATAACTTGCGCTTGTTGTACACCTTGTTTAGCAAGGCTAACTCCCGCACGTAATTTAGCTAAATCTTCGTTCTGTTCCATTTTTTCTTCGGCAAGATCACCTTGTTGCATCAATTTTGCTCTTGCAAGGTCTTGTTGTGCTTGATCGTTGTCTTTTTTACGTTCATTTTCCATAGCACGAAGGTCAACTTCTCTAGATTTTAGTTTTAAAAGAGGATCATTGTCAAATTGTGATGTAATTTGCTTCTCTTCCTTCATAAATTCTTCTGTCATCTCTGCAATCAACACAGATTTTCTCGCTTCAACCTGATTATTTAGCATTTGTAGTTGTGCTTGTACTTGTGGATTCATTGCAGCTTGTTGTTGCATCATCATCATTTGTTGTATTTGCTCTCTAAACTCTAATTCTACCTGTTCTTGGGCCATTAAACTAATATGTTCTAATATATTTTTTTGTATTGCACCCATTATTGCAGGATTATTTCTAACCATGTTAGTTGACATAAAATTTAAGTGTGCTGTGATGTGTGCTCTATGGTCTTGACCAGGAAAAGCTTGAAAAGGTTTACCAGCCATCGCATTTATGTGTTCCATACTTGGATCCATTGGTGCACTTGGCGCTGGTGCAGGTAAAACTGCATCTACATTCTTAACACCAATTGCTTCGTACATGTTTCTGTATATTTGATACATATTATGTAATGCAGGATTTGATGTTGCAATCTGTAGTTGTGTTTGTGCAAGTGTAATTCTCTGTGACATTGAAAATATATTTGGATCTGCAACTGGTACAACATCTATTCTATCATCAAAGTCTGCTTGTTTAATATTTCTTTGACCACCTACAACATCGTACGGATATTCTGGTGGTAAATATTGTGAAACAACTTTTGCAAGTAATTTAAATTCATCTTTCATAGCTGCATAACATCTTTTGTGTATTGCAGACATGACTCTTGATCCTCTTTCAAGAAGAGCAATTGTAGTTCCTACAGCTGCACCTTGATTACCATCGCCAACTTGCATGTCAGCAATAGATGCAAATCTTTGACCAGCTTGAACCACAACACCCATTAATTGTAATAGTGTTTGTGATGGTTCTTTGTATGGTAATGGAAAGAAAGCTTCTCTTAAATTACCACCTGGTGCATCTACATCTTTGAACTCACCTGGTTGTATTGGAGCTGCTTCATCTCTAACTCTGACACCTCTCTGTTTAAATCCTGCAGGTAAATTAGATAATGTTCCTGCATCTAGCAATTGACGGAGAGCCGCCGTTGCGGTACGGCTCAATCCGCCAATCATGTGAATGAGTCCGAAGCCATAAAATCCTAGTCCTGGCAGAAATTTGAAGTGGACAAAATATTGGATCTTATTCTTCTTCAGATCATTGGGCGCATAGTTCCTTCTAATAGAAAGAACTGTTCGGCTACCTTCTTCAACAGTTACGATGTAAGGTAATTTTATTCCAGTTGGTTCACCGTCTTGACCAACATCTTCAAAACCTTCTAAATCTAAATTTACATGACACTCTAACAAAGTATAAATAGGTTCTTGTTTACCAGTTTTTTTAGTGCCATCTAACTCTCTTTCTTTTTTCTCTACAGAATTTTGCTCTACGTTTCCTGGGGGAGCTAAATCTACATCTCTGTAGAAACCTGATACTTGTTGTTTTCTTAATTCGTTTTCTGAAATTTTTACTACGTGTATGATTGCTTCTGCATCATCTAAACTTGTAGCTGTGTATGGTACAACTAATTCGTCTGCAGGTACAAACTTAGATACGACTCTACCTAGTGGCACGTCGTAATAAACTTTTTTAAATGTAGATCCTGCTAGCGGTAAATGAAATAACATAGAATCAAACTCTGCTTCGTATTCTTTTATCTCATCCATTAATAAATAATTCATGTAATCTTTTACACGAGTTGCTTGTTGTTCTGTTGCAGGAGTTTTAATTCCTATAACTTGTGTTCTAACCGGTCCGTCTGCTGGTAATAATTCTTTGTAAGCTTGTGCTTGAAACTGTGTTACTGCTTCTGCTAATACTGGGTGAGTTGCACCTGATGCTCCTTGAAATGGTTCAGTTCTGTTTGTGTATTTAAATCCTAATAGATCTAAACCTGTTTTGTAAGACTCTTCCCAATCTTTTCTAGATGCTTTGTAATCCATGTAGTTGTTAACCATGTCACCACCTACTGGCTCTAAAATATCTTCGGGTAAGATATCCGCTAAATTATCAAAGTGTGATTCTGTTCCTGGTATATTTATTGCACCAGGTTTAAAGTCGATTGTTGCTCCACCATCTTCTTCGGGTATAACTTCTACCGGTGGTTTTTCTTCTATGTCTTGTTGAACGTCAACCTGTAACTCTTCCTCTGAAGGAACTTTTATTTCAGTACGAGTGTTAGGGAGTCCTTTATCTATATCTGCCATTTAATACTCCTATAAATTAATACCACGTTTCATTAGTGACCGCAACCCTTGTGAGTCTGGTCCTCTTTCTGGTGGTGGGCCTGACTTATCTCCACCTGATAAACCTGCAATACCACCATTAGAAAACTCACCGTAACTAAAATCAAATGGTTTTGAATACGGTCCTATTTCTCTTTCTTGCAATCTTTTGTCATAAGACTCAAGAACTTTTTTCTCTGCATCTCTAGTAGCTGCTAAATTTTCTTCTAATAATTCTGGACTAAACATTTCTCCTGCTTCTATTTGAGGATTTACTCTCATAAATGGTTGCATTGTTTTTTCAAATCTATCAAACGCTTTATTGTACAAAGGTATAGCTCTTTGTTTTTGTTTTTTAGTTCCTTGAAAGGATTGTTTTGATAATCTCTGTACATCGTTAAGAGCTTTTATAAATTCATCACCTTTTCCTGCACTACCAAAAAATTCTTTTAATTCATTTTTTCTTAAAGACTCATCTTTTAAACCAAGAGTCAATGCATTTATAAGTATGTCTTTACCTTTTCTACCTTCAGCATAATCAAGAGCTGCGAATGGTAATGCAAATAATCCTTCGTAAGCCAGTGCTACTGGTCCTAATGTATTTTTTAAAAATCTTGCCCCTTGTGCTGTCTTAGTTAATTTTTTTATGTTTGATTTTGCAAGACCGTCTAAATCTTTTGGATTAGTGTTCTGTAATTTTTCAGCACCCTTCATAGCGCACATTGTTAAGTCTTGACCGTCAGCAAAATTTACACGTCCACCACCTGATTTTTTAGTGGGGCAACCTATGTTTGCTAAAGGTCTAAGATAATCTAATTCTTTTTTAGCAAGACTAATTATATTTTCAGCTTTTTCTGATTTAAGTTTAGTTCCTTTAAACTGTGTTCCTGCTTCATCCGGTGCAATAGCTATGCTAGGATCAGGCAATTTTTCTTTAATCATTAATCCGCTTTTATCTAAACCAGTTGCTTTAACATTTAATCTAGCTTTTGTATTTGCAAACTCTGGAAATTTTTTTCTTAAAGCTCTGTCGTCTTTTTGTTTTTGAGCTATAGCCATTCTTTTTTCTGACACAGATAAATCTTTGTTATTTTGTATGTCATAAATATCTTTTGATATAGCAACAATCTTTTTTTCAAACGGATGGTATTGTTTTATATTTATGTCTGCTGGCAAATAGCCTAAGTTTTTTAAAGTATCCAATTCACCCAAAGATAAATGAGATAATTGATAGCCGTCTTTACCTGTAATTTTTCTTAAAATTTGAGGGTTTGATCTTTCAATATCTTTTTTAATTCTTGCTTCTGCATATTTAGATTTTTCTTCTAATACAGGCTTTCCTTCTGTTTTAAATTTTAATTGTTTTCTATATTTATCTAATTCTTTTCTAGTAACATAAATTTTTTGTGGACCAATTTTTTTTTGAACACTGTTGTAATCACTTCGTCCTTCTAAATCTTTAGGATTCATTTCAACCATTTTATTTTTTTTCTTAATTTTAGGTGCATTATCTATTATTGCTTGCACTTCTTCTAAACTACGAGTGAGAGCTCCATGCTGATTAGTTCCAGGTGTCTTGCTATAGTATGTTCCAAATCTATTTCCTTTTTTATATATGTGACCTGTCTTTTCGTTATACACAGGGCTCGTATCTGGATCGCTTCCTTTCTTAAACTGTTTTCTAAATCCAATACCAAAAGCTTTATCATCGCCACGCATACCACCGCCAATTGTAAACTGACCACCGCCCACGTCGAACTCTCCGCCTATTGAAGCTTCGTTTAAAGTAGGTCCAAGGTTTAGCTGCATGTTATTTGTAATAGGAACTTGTGCATTAGGTGTGCCTATAGCTCTTTGTATAACTTCTTTAATAGCTTCTTTAGGATCATTAGTTTGAAAACCACCCTGTTGTCCGTCACCCTCGTATACTGAGTCTAATTGTAAAATTTTATTTAAAAGATCCACGCTATTCTCCTAGCATGTAAGCAACACCACCTGATGCATTTAGTTGTCTATCTTTTGTTTTAAGATTTTTAATAAGTTGTTCCATCATCATAACATCTTTTTGACCAGATCCTGCTGGCACTGGTGATTTAAAAGAACCTGGAGGAAACATCATCTCAACAGCTTTATCACCATAACCTTCAGATGCTGTGTTCATAGATTTTCTTAGATCATCTTTTGATCTTTCAAAACCTTGTCTTGATACAATCATTTCTTTTACAGTATCCATTAACTCAACTCTTTTTTCTGTCATGTCAGATTTTAATTTTAAAAACTCATCTTTAGAAATCATTCTTTTAGTTGAGTCCGGTAGTGATTTATAGTTTGTAAGTCTTAAATATTCTGAAGGTTTCATACCTTTATCTTTTGCAAGATTTGTAAGTATAACTCTTAAGATTCCACCACCCGATAATAAACCAACTCTACCACCATCTGCTTTTTTAATTGATGGTGCTTCCGATGCTGACTCTTCTATAATTTCCTTTTGAACTAATTCTTCAATAGCATCTGCTCCTGCTTCTGTCCCGTCTTGATCAAACTCTACTCTGTATTCTTCATACTCACCTTGTTGTTTAGTTCCTCTACCTGTTTCTATATCAACATCTTCTTTTGGTGCTTTGTATTCTAAAACAGTTCTGTCTTCGATAGTGTCAAAAGATTTATCACCATAATTTCCAATACCTGATTTATCTTTTGTAATTCTTAGATCACCTGTTTTAAGATCATTTACTAATTCATAACTATCACCATTCTTACCAGTGTATACATATGTTTCCATAATATCTTCGGTAGACGTAGTTGGTTTCCCTTGTTTTGTAATTTTATCCACTAATTTTAAAAAATATGTTGGAGGCTCAGGAAGTGTTGTTGAAAAATTTTCTATAACTTTTTTTGGAGCTGCTTTGCTTGCAACTTTTGCACCTTTAAATAATTTACCAACAATAGGTATTGATGCAAGACCAGCCATAGCTTTCATAAATGTTCTTCTGTTCATGCCGTCTTTTAAACCAATACGACCACCATCTTTTGCTTGTTGATAAAATTGTTCTATATCTTCAATAGTTGCTGGAGCGTCAGGATCATTAAATTTTTCTATATTTTTTAATATCTCTTGATTAGAAATACCCATTATATCTTTTAAATTTTTTTGTGGTCCTTCTAACATTTTTTTCTGCATATCTGTTAACTCTGCAAATTGATTTTCTGATAAACCGTTTATAATACCTTCTTGATCTAACATTGATTGATCATCAAAAAATTTTTTTCTGCCATAATCAAGCAAAAGTTGTTTACCTATGCCTGGAAAATTACCTATCGCTAAATTTCTAAGATAGTTAAACTCTTGACCGGCATCGTATAAATTTTTTAACAATGATTTTTTTGGTTCTTTAGATCTATCTACAATATTTCTTTGATTAATAGTTTGTTCAAATGTTGATCTGTCATCGACTGGATCATCTTTACCACCTGGATTAAATGTTACATTACCACTTGGAGAAACACTTACAGATCCTTTTCTACCTTTTGCACTTGAACCGGCAGATTTAGTAAACGATTCAGTTGCTGCATCTGCTCCACCTTTCAAACCAACTCTACCGCCTTTTTGAAAATCTTCTATATCTGGATCAAACTCTCCTGGAACAGGGTCTCTTTGAAAGATATGATCTTCAGTATCATTTAATATTTTTTTAGCTTCTGCCCCTGTTAAATTTTTATATGGACCTTCACGTTTAATAACTTTGTTTGCTTCTTTCATGGCTTCAATAGGATCCATGCTTTTTATACCTTTTATAAAAGAATTAACATCTGTTTGTGCAGCTGCATTTCTTTCAAAAAATTCTCTATTTATTTTTTTACCTTCTTGAGTACCACCTATAATAGGTTTGTTAGGATTTAGTTTTTCTCCCTGTAAATTAAATAAATCAGCTTGTTTTGATTTCATGATACCTTTTGATTCTTTAGTAGCCATCTCAGCTAGCTGTCTATTCATGTCATCAATACCATCAAGAACGTTTACTAGTTGTTGTTCATTCTTAATTAATCTTGGATCAATGCCAGCATCTACAAGTTGTTTAGTGAGCATGGCTTCTGCAAAATCTGCTTTCATGTTAGACGGCATTTTCATAATACCATCATCACCAGATTTCATAAGCTGTTTGATTGCAAAGTTACGAATTGAAAATATTGCCATTAATAATAATTCCTCTTAGGTTTTTCTGCCTTTTCGTCTACGTAATCTTCAGGATGATCGATCAGACCACCCTGCCTGAATCGCATAATCGCTTGTGTCGTAGAATCCACAAGGTCATCATGATCGCCGTAGGGAAACGACGCGCATTCCTCTATGACTTCCTCAGCAAATTTTTGCTCAGGAGCCCATATCATACCAGATTCGAACAGAGGTGCAACAGCATTTACACGGGCATGCTTATCGTTTCCTCTACTAGGTGTGAAGTTTACAACTGGTATATCCATCCTACGAAGCTCGTAAGTTAGGGGTAAACCACTTGCTTTTGCCTCAATAATAACAGACTCAGGTTGCCAGTATTCGTATTGTTCAAGAGCCAATCTCCGTAGTTCAGGAAACTCGTATCTACCTTTTATAGAATCTAATAATATTAAATTAGCACCTTCGTCCTCTGACGGATAAAAGATTCCCCATGTCGTTATCGCACTGTAGTCGGCTGTTTCTTTTTTTAAAAATGCTGTGTCGTATGATTGTATGACGTGTTGTAGTTGTGGAATAGTCTCCTTGGTATAGGTTCTCCACCACTCACGTTTTAATATTGCTCCTTCTTCTGCTGTTGGATTTTGCATCCATTGCGCGTTCCACTTACCAACTGGTAGTGTTGCCTTTACTTTCTCAAGTTCTTCTTGCTTCCAATACTCAGGCCACACTGGTCCATGGTCCATGAGCGCCGGAAATTCGACCACGTCCCACTGATCAGCCTTTGCTTCCGATTGAGCTTTCATTAACATACCTGTTAGATCTTTTTGTGACCAACGAGTCATAACTAAAACTATCTTACCGCCTGGTTGCATCCTTTGTCTTGGTCCTGATGTATACCATTCATAAGCAGACTCTAAAGCAGTCTTGGACATTGCATCTTGTTCAGAGTGTGGGTCATCTATAATTAAAAGGTCAGCACCCCGGCCGGTGATGGCACCGCCTACTCCAGCTGCAAAGTATTCTCCGCCTTGTGCTGTTTCCCACCTACCAGCGGCCTTGCTATCTTCCTGTAGAGTTGTTTTAAAAATTTTTGAAAAATCTTCAGAGTCAATTAAATTTTTTGCTTTACGACCAAATCTTATTGCTAATTCTCCTGTGTGAGTTGCCTGAATGATTTTGAGTTTTGGATTACGGCCCACCATCCAAGCCGGAAGTAAGTATGAGGCAAACTCCGACTTAGTATGTCTTGGCGGCATGTTAACTATCAAACGAGTTATTTCGCCCGTAGCTAATTTATTAAATTTTTCTGCAATGTGTCTGTGATGGGACCCTTCAACAAATTCTGGCCATACACATTTTACAAAAGATAGAAAGTCGTCTTGAGCTTTATTCTGTATCTTTTTTTCTGCGTGCATGACTTGAAGTTTTCTGAAAGTCTTCCTCACGTCTGCAGGTAATTTACTTATGTCAACCTGATTCAAGTCCATGGTACCAAAATGTTTTTATCAGCTATGACTGTCTAAATCAAGCAATACAACCTAAAGTAGTGGGACCCCTTTTTGCAATTTAGGGGGGTGGGGGTCTTGTTTATATAGGGTATCTGGATTTGGCTGGGACCCCTCGGCGCTGCGAAGCGCCGAGGTTCGTGATTTAATGTGTCTTTTTTTTACGCAGTTCTAAATAATCTTTATACTCAGGGTGTTCTTTTACCATGTCCATAAGCGTAGGTAATATTAACAATGCCATAGCGTAGGACATTGCCTCGTCACCTATTTGTTTGACGCAATACTCTACTCTATTCTGAACGCTGTCCATGTTCTCAGCATTAGATACAAATAATGCTGTGTGTATTATCTCAGGCGTTAGATGTTTAGGAAATTTAATCTCTCCTTTAGTCCAATCCTTACCGAAGAACTTATTTTCTTTTGTCATATGTTTATCCTTTCTATGGTGTAATTGGTATCATCGTATTGAGCCTCGGTCAACTCAATAGTTCGTTGAGTTAAAGAATTATAAAACTCATAGTTGTAACCATGGTCGCCATGGTTCCACCAATATCTTCTTCGCTTGTGCCATGAGTTTTGTTCAGTTTGTTTTAATGGTTCTTTAATCTTGCCAAAGTGATTTAAAGCTTGCTCGCCAAATTTATCGAACCAATCTTGTTGGCAACGAGTATCGCACGCGTTGCCGCCTAAATAATAAAAATGACTTCTTCTTCTGGTTTGTCTTACCTTGGCACCTTTAGGACCGCGTAAGCGGTCCTGAGTTTCGTAAGTATGACACAGCGGTCCTTGGCAAAGTTTCATATTGCACCTATTCCAAATAAAATTGCAACAGTAGTAAATGCTACTGCCACAACACAAAGTATTCCAATCGCTATATCTATTCCTGTATTCATCTAACACTCCATTTCTTGGCAGTTCTATATCCCCATGCGTCTAAATCATAATAGACATAATATTCTTCGCCTTTCTTGTTTGTATCTATACGAGATTTCTCGTCGTGCTTACCTCGTCTAGAGATATGTTTTTTATCTTTTTGAGAGTAATAAACTATTGTACCCTCGCCCTCGGTTGGTAATTGTTTTCTTTCTGCTGTCATATTTATATTTCCTTTCTGCCCTATCCTACAATAAGTAGGATAGGGTTGTCAATAGTTAATTTATGTCTTTATAAGCATATTCTTCTTGTTTTTGTTTTTCATATAACAATCTAGCTTTAATTTTATCCTTTCTATCAACATGTTTATTTTTCATGCCTTTTATTCTTTCAGCTAGATTTTTCGGATTATAAATAACTAGCCCTGTACTATTAGTTCTAATTATTTCTGCGTCGGTAATATTTAAACCAAGTTCAGTACAAAGTTCTAATGCCTCATCTAAATATTTATAACCTTTTAGACCAACTTTAATTTCTTTCATCTGGTCTAAAATACTTTTTATCCATTTATAATGTGCAATTACAAACTGACCTTTTTGTTGTTTCCAAGTAATTAAGAAATTAAATTCTTCTTCATTACAAGCAATAGACCTATCTCTACAATAATCACGACCAATTAAATCTAATTGATATTTTTCATTCCATTGTTTTCCATAGCCATTGTCATCACTACCAAGATATTTATTATTATTATCTTTATACTTTGTCCAATGAGGGTTGCTATCTTTACCCTCTTGTTCAACATTTATATCTGGGTTGCAATCTTCTTGCGCTTTTAATTCATCACGATAAAGAGCATAACCATACTCATTATCGCCACGATTATAACTATCATTATTAGCCATGTCTAAAGAACCATTTAAACGAAAGTCAAAATGTTTTTCAATGGTACTCGGAACCATTTTGACATTGTTGTCATAATCTCGTTCTTCTTTCATGCCTTGATAGTGAAAATGAAAGCAACTATCTTTTGCAATAGTCGAAACATTTTCAAACTTGTTTTGAAGATAATATGCTTTCGCAACATCATCATCAGTATAATGTCGTCTAACGATAGTTTCAGCAACTTTCCATGCCTTGTCATTAAGGTCAATTTGATCTGCTTTCATCTCGTCATATTTCTTTTTTTCTTGTGTATCTTCTTGTTCCAAGTGTACTCTCATACGATTAGCAATCTTGGTACGATACTCTTGATTTAGTCTTATTCTCATTTATTTTCCTTTCTTGTTAATAAAATGTTTTTATACTATTGACATTTATTGTCAAGGGATTATATAGGATATATTCCATTAAGCCACTTTTATGCCTATGGTGGATACTGACGTGTTCCTGCTTCACGTCGATAAATATGAAGTAGGGGACTCAACTCCAGGTTGTATGTCACACCGCTTTATACGAGCCGTCTTCATGCAACGCTGGGCTGATCCCTGGTCATTGCTTAAATGCACTCGACTAGTCTAAACCATCGGTCCTTTACCGGAACGAAGAGGGGCAGTGACCTGGGATCAGTCAACGCGCCGCCGCCGCTAGAAC